AAGAAATGAGAACCTTTATTTGGAGAAATGGCAGACCAGAAGCCCAATCAGGATATAATGATGATTTAGTAATGTCTTTTGGTGTAGCAATGTATATGAGAGACACAGCATTTAAATTTAAACAACATGGAGTTGATTTAACTAAAAGTATGTTAAATGGAATTTCAACAAATAAAACAAACTATACAGGAGTTTATACCCCACCAGGACAACAAAATGATAACCCATGGAAAATAGATAACCCATACTCTGGTGGAGAAGAAGACATTAAATGGCTCTTATAATATTTATAACAATATATAACAAATGGCAGATAAAAGATTATTTTCAAGATTAAAAAGACTATTCTCAACAGACGTAGTTATTCGTAATCAAGGTGGTAACCAATTAAAGGTTATGGATGTAAATAAAATCCAACAATCCGGTGAATACGAAACTAATTCATTAGTAGATAGATTTAATAGAGTTTATACTAATTCTCCTACTTCCTTATATGGTTACCAAAGTAATTTTAACTACCAAACCATAAGACCACAACTATATTCAGAATATGATTCAATGGATACAGATGCAATTATAGCCTCTGCATTAGATATTATAGCTGATGAAAGTACTTTAAAAAATGATATGGGTGAAGTACTTCAAATTAGAAGTTCTGATGAAAATGTTCAAAAAATATTATATAACTTATTTTATGATGTTTTAAATATTGAATTTAACCTTTGGCCTTGGATCCGAAATATGTGTAAATATGGAGATTTCTTTTTAAAATTAGAAATAGCTGAAAAATTTGGGGTTTATAATGTTATACCCTATAATGCATTCCATATTGAAAGATTAGAAGGACAAGATCCTGATAACCCAAATGATATTCAATATGGTTTTGATCCTGAAGGAGTATCTACTGGTGGGTATGGTTTTTATAATGTTCCTGGAGCTAATAATGTAGACAGTAATACTCTTATTTTTGATAATTATGAAATGGCTCATTTTAGGTTACTTACCGATACTAATTTCCTACCATATGGCAGATCATATATTGAACCAGCACGTAAATTGTTTAAACAATACACTTTAATGGAAGACGCCATGCTTATCCATAGAATAGTTAGAGCGCCTGAAAAGCGCATATTTTACATGAATGTAGGTAATATTCCACCTGCTGAAGTAGAAAACTTTATGCAAAAGACTATTTCTAAAATGAAACGTACCCCTTATGTTGACCAACAAACAGGAGAATATAATCTTAAATATAACATGCAAAACATGCTTGAAGATTATTATATCCCAGTTCGTGGAAATGATACAGCTACTAAAATAGAAACAGCACCTGGACTACAATATGATGGAATAGCTGATGTAGAATATTTAAGAGACAAATTATTTGCAGCTTTAAAAGTACCTAAAGCGTTTATGGGTTATGATGAAACAACAGATGGTAAAGCAACATTAGCTGCTCAAGATATAAGATTCGCCCGCACAATAGAAAGAATTCAAAGAATAGTAGTTTCTGAACTAACAAAAATAGCATTAGTACATTTATATACTCAAGGTTATAAAGATGAAAACTTAAGTAATTTTGAATTATCAATGACTACTCCTTCAATTATATATGATCAAGAAAGAGTAGCATTAATGACGGAAAAAATGACTTTAGCTCAAGCTATGATGGATAGTAAGTTAATGCCATCAGATTGGGTTTATGAAAATATATTTCACTTTAGTGAGGATCAATATGATGAATACAGAGACCTAATTAAACAAGATGCTAAAAGAACATTTAGGTTAGCTCAAATAGAGGCAGAAGGAAATGATCCGCAAGAAACAGGAAAATCCTATGGTACTCCTCATGATTTAGCTTCATTATACGGAATAGGAAGAACACAATCTGACCCCTCTAATGTTCCTGATGGTTATGATGAAAAAGTTCCTTTGGGTAGAAAAAAAGAATCAAATACTGATAGAGGCAAGCAAGAAAACGCCTTTGGTAAAGATCCATTAGGAAGAAATGGTATGAAAAAGGATTATAATGATAGTAAGGGATTAAAAACAAGTTTTAAAGGTGGTTCTCCTTTAGCTTTAGAAACAAAAAATATGTTAAAAAAAGCTCCTAGACCCCCTAAAACAGAAAAACAACTAGTTTTTGAGGAGGAAAAAAATGGAGACAACTTGTTAGATGAATCCCAACTGCACGATTAATAAATTTTTATATATTTATAAATAAACCAAAGCCCAAGGAATGAACATTAAACATTCAAAGTATAAGAACTCAGGTATTCTTTTTGAACTCTTAGTAAGACAAATAACAGCAGATACCTTAGATGGTAAAGACTCAAAAGCTAGAACAATTTTAAAGGAATATTTTGTAAAAACCGAATTAGGGAGGGAATACAAGTTATATGATACCCTAGCAAAAAAGACCAATCTTACTGAAGCCAAAGCTAATATTGTTTTATCTACTTTATTAGAATCTTCTACACATTTAAATAGAAGGGTTTTAAGAAGACAAAAATATAATTTAATTAAAGAAATTAAAAATCATTACGATGTTAATAAATTCTTTAAACACAAACTCCCAAACTATAAAGTTCAAGCTGCTTTTTATACTTTAGTTGAAATAAAATCAAACCCCAATCTTAATAACATTAAACATGAAATCAGTAATAAAATTACTATTTTAGAACATTTAGCAACCCCAAAAGCTAATGAAAAAATTAAACAAACGGTGTTAGAAGAGTTTAAAAATTATGATACGGATTTAAAAACTTTAACATACAAAGTAATTTTAGAAAAATTTAATGGTAAATATGATAATTTAAATCATGGGCAAAAAGAAGTATTAAAAGAATTAATTACATCCATTGATAATACCCCCAGATTAAAAGAATTCTATAATGGTAAAGTAGGTGAAATAAAAAACACCCTTAATGAATTAAATTCAAAAGTTAAAGATAAAACGGTTCAAATCAAGATTAATGAGGTGGTAAAAATTCTTCCATCAATAGGTAAATTATCAAAAGTAAAGGATGATGATTTAATAAATTTGTTACAATATTATGATTTAATTGAAGAATTAGAAACTACTCATGTACAAGTATAGATTAAAAGAAATAGAAGTTGGTGACACTGAAGTCCAAGGTGGTAAAAAAACTACCGTAACCGATATTAACCCTGAAACAGGAGCTATTACATGGGGTATAGAGGATGTAGGTGCTTTTGATACAGTCTATAAAACCTTTGATAAATTAAACCAATTAATAAAAACTTTAGAAAGTGAAGGTGAAGCTGAATCAGACACAGTAATTGATTCTATTGCAAAAAAAATCAAAGATTTATTCAACGTTTATAGAACTCACATTAGAAAAAATTACCCTGAAGCTTATGAAAGAGTTTTAATGGTAAAGGAATCAACTAAATCTCAATGGGATGCTATAGATGTAAGCAGAACAGCAGAAAAAGAATTATCGAATAAAGAATGGAATGAACGTACAGCTAAAAAATTAGCTATATTAAAATCCCTTAATGATGCTGGTAAATTTAAAAAAGATTGGGATGAAGAAAAACTACAAGGATGGGTTGATAAAAATTATTCTTGGGAAAAAGTATCCCTTCAATCAGTAAAAGAAGAAGAAGTTGATGAAGGTGAAGGTATAGGGTACATGACTCCAAAAGCTTTTGATAAAAATAGGAAGTCTACAGGAGCTAACGATATTTATTACTATAAGCTAGGATATAAACCTGTACCTAAAAAGATAAAAGGAGCAGGTACCATAGTAAAACAATTATTTGAAAAAGAGGAATTAACTGAATATAGTGACTTCCAACAAAAAAGAGTTAAAATGTTTGATGAAATAGGAGATAAAATAAATTCATTATCCCCACTTTTGTCAAATGCAAAAAATGAAACAGCTACATACTACAATGAAAACCCTGGTTCATATACAATAGTTTACTCAACAGATATGATAAACGAATTGATGGATGATATAACAGATTTATTAAAACAAACGGAATGAAAAGAACATTAACAGAACAATATGGACTAATTAAAGAAGGAAAAGGCCATAAAGGTGTTTTCTTAAAAGAAGCTAAAAAATTATTCCCTAATTTAATTAGACAGGGGGCAACTTATAATGAGGTATCAACTATCCTTAAACAAAAGAACATTATCAATGAAAATTTTGTTGGTATGTCTCCTATTAATAATCCCTTTGGAAAAAAGAAAAAAGAAGGATACGAAACGGCATTTGAAAACTTTTTAAAAGAAGCAGCTGAAGTAAAAGCTGAAGAAAAGAAAGTATCTAAAGAAGTAGAAGAGGATCAAGAACATGCTTATGATGATAAGGATAAAAAAGATCCTAACAATATGATTTTTGGTCAAATCCAAATGGGGTATTATAACGAATTAAAAAATCCTAAAAACGCTGATAAAACAGAACAAGAAATTAAAGACATTGTATTTAAAAATTTAGCTAAAGACCCTATTTATTATACTACAAACGGTCAATTTGGGTTAGAAGATTTAGGCTACACAGATGAAGCACCTAGTTTAGGTGAACCTGAAGAACCAAAAGGTGAATATAAATCATCAGGTTATGGTAAACTTAAAGAACATTCCATTTCAATGGCAGGTGGTATTGTAACTGGTGGTGGGTTTGTAGGTATGAATTATATGGATTATTATGGTTTAAGAGAAGATGATACTAAAAATGCAGCGGATAGACAAAAAGAATTAGATACTATTTTAAAATCAAAGGAAGAAATAGCTGCTGTTGAAATGTTTAAAGAAGATGAGGTTAATGAAGATATGGTAGCAGATGTTGCTGAAGACGCCCTATATGACATAGCTGAAGAATTATATGAAGATTTAGGAAGTGTAGATGAAGTTTTAGAATATATAAAAAATACATTACCTTCAATAGAACGAAATTTAGGCCTTAAATACGGAGACTATTAAAATGAAACAAGTACTTATCGAAACACAACTATTCAAACCAAACCCAGTTTTTATAACTGAGGGTAAGGTATCTGAAAGAGGCAACCCAATCGTTGAAGGTATTTTAGCCACAGCTGAAATAAAAAACGGTAACGGAAGATATTACTCTAAAGATTTATGGAATAGAGAAATTGATAAGTATAAAGAAATAGTTAAAGAAAATAGAGCAGTGGGAGAATTAGACCATCCAGAATCATC